TTTTGATATTCAGCTAAGGTTTCTATCCAGCGTCTATCACTAAGTTTATGCCAACCTACACACCTACCAACAGGTGAACGACCACAACTACATCCAAACTTTTTATGTGGTGGAACACCTTTTAAATCTTCCACCCAGCACAGAGAGATTGTTCTTCTAGAGAACAGGTTACTTGATTCATCTCTTCCATCTTAGTTTCAAATTCAGCACAGCCTGCCAGTAGATAGACTGTTAATACTAATATCAGTGCTATAGTTTGCATACCCCATCCTCACAATCATCATCACTACCCTTTATTATATACTCTTCTGTTCTGTTTGTTCTTAGTTTGGGTATATTATCTAGGTTTGCTACTGTGAATTGTTCCAAAATCTCATTATCTGTTCGTTTCTTTAATCTTTTTATATATATATTATATCCATCTTCAAAGGATAAACTTAATACGGATGCCCTCTTGGCGTAATCTTCTGCTAACTGTTCACACATCTCCCCTCTCGTCATTATTCATCTCCATCATCTTAAACAAGATTCGTGGTTCATTGCTATATTTTTTACTAGCAAAAATCTCAACTACTTGTCTATCATCTATAAAATAAACACCATTCAATGAGTCTAGCATTGCCTTGACATAATTATCAATATCAGAATTATTATTACAATAGGTGTTCTCTCTTTCTAGTCGTTTCTTTTTTGACCAAGACTGAGGTATCTTAATCTTGAATTTCAAGGAAACACAGACTAGATTTTCACAGGGAGTCGAATCTAACTCACTGGTAAGTGCTTCCATTTCTTTTTTGAACCTTGTGTACTTCTTAGGATAGTAAGTAGACCATCTACTTACCCTAGGTCTTGCTGCTGGAACGGGATTAATATCAAATTGATGTGAGATAATCTGGGTTTTCATATCTAAAAGACTCTAAATGTTCGACTGCCATACTTAACAAGAACCTCATTTGCATATCTCTTGGTTCATCTTGCTCTCTTGCTAACTCTAATGACTCTTTGCACAGTTCTAAAATCTTATCTAATGACTGTTCCTCGTTGTAATTATGTACGCTAGTTCCATACCATTCTTCATCTTGTATGCTCATAATGTACGGGGTACTTCTTGCTTTCCTTCTTCTTATTTAAATTCTTATTTAAAAACTTTTTAGGAAGAAACATCACGCCTTGACGGACTGCGTGATGTAGTTTGTTTCTTATTGGGTGTGGTTTTTTATGACTCATGCCTGTCTTTCAATTGTTCCTCTATCTGTTTGTCGATAAAGAAACGAGCTTTTCTAAGGTCGTCAATTTGACCACCTCTATCACCACGATGTTTATGTTGCCATCTGCATAAATACTTTGTTGCCGATGCCGTCAAGTAATCCATCTGTTGGTCGATGATAAAATCAATAACTTCGATTCTTTTCCCAACTCTATAGTAGTCGGGGGAAATTGAGTTAGTTGTTTTATCAGCCACCTATCCACCCAAATAGCATAGCCAATACAACAATCGCTAAGAATACTGTAAGGCTTTTGTTTTTTAATACTTTATCAATTAACTCTTGGTAATTCATTCTGATAACTCCTTTCTTATATCATCATCAAGCAATCTCCAAATTACCAATGCTGCGATTAAACCGACAAGTCCAGCAGCACCTAACTCACCAATGATTCCGATGATTGTGCCGATGACATTGCCACCCAAGAAGGGTACACTATGACCGAATACGATTTGTAGCACAATCGCTAGGCTGATAAGTTTTAACCCCAAGTTGATACTGGCATCTGCGATGCCCATTATTCTATCTAACATTCTACTCTCCTATATTGATAAACATTTCTACATATCATACACTATAACTTCAGACAACTTAACAGTCCATTCCTGTGCATAATTCTCTGTGTTCTTATGACGGCACGAAGTTGTTGTAGTTCTAACCACTCCTTTTCATAGGGTGGTGTAATTTTCCTCACGCCATTTATAATATCTCTGCAATTTAAACAAGCATATATACCTTGAATATCCAAGGGCTTCATACCATTACTACTTAAGTGCATAAACTCTACGCTGTTGTTTTCGGGCATACAGCCCCCCAACATAACTTGGCAGGGTTTCATCTTACTGCTTCTAATATATTTACTATCCAAGAACCCTCTCCATTTTCTTCAAGGCATCCTCTTCTTTTTGTATGTTGGATTTTACCATATATAGAAGATGAAGTGAGTGTTTTCTATGACTGTCTGACCATCTAATAAAACAATCATCAAATAGGTCAATAGATAATTTTACTTTTTCTCTTAAATCTTTATCTTTAATATCATTAGCATAGAGGATTTTTAATTCAAACATTTTTAACTTACAATCCTTTACCCATTGTTTATAATACTCGTCTTTTTCCTCTCTTCTAGCCCCTTTCCTTTTGTAATAGTCAATACGCTCTTCTTCTGACATTTGATTTAATTTAAATCTAATTGTTTGATGCCTTCTTTTTTTGCTTGAGATTAAAATCTTTTTACATTCATTTGCTATGTATCTTGTTTGCATCAGTATATATCCAGTTCTATTATATGGTTACTTAAAAATTGTTCCATTAAAATCTCCATTGCATAAAGTGGATTCCAATGTAACTGCTCTTGAATATTTGTTAGTTCTTCTCCATCATATCCAAAATCTTCGTTATGAAATTCTACATAACAACGACCACTATTTATTTTTTTGGGATAAAGATATACAGTAGCCAGTTCATAGAACTCATATTGTTTATCTGTTTTTTTAGTAACAGTATAGTCATTATCTAATCTTTTCATGCTTATAACATACCTTCTAACATTAGGATTAAATACTGCTCCTTGAGGTGCTCCTTTTCTAGCCATATATATCTAACTCGATGTCGGAAAACTTAGAGTAATCGCCCTCAAATTTACATTGAACAAAGCCACTTTGACCCATTCTATTCTTGGCAATAATGATTTCTGCTATTCCTTTCTCTGTTGATGCTTCTTTGGTATAGTATTCATCTCTATAACACATGATAATTACATCAGCATCTTGCTCAATCTCACCAGACGAGCGTAAATCACTCATAAGAGGGCGTTTGTTTCCTCGGTACTCTACCCCACGACTCAACTGAGAAAGTAGAATTACGGGTATGTCTAGCTCCTTAGAGAGATATTTTAACTCTCGAGTTATATTGCCAAGCTCTGATACCTCTTTTTCTTTTTTATAATTCATTATCTGCAAGTAGTCTACAATGATAACACCAAGTTCATGTTGTCCATGTAACTGTCTTGCTTTCACTACAATATCTTCAGCAGATATACCACCCTTATCTATTATAGTCATGTTCTTATCACCAGCCTTGGCTAATGCTTTGTACCATCTATCGTTTTCAGATTCAGTTAGTTGATTCCTTTCTACTTTCCATAAAGGAATATCAGTTTCACTTGATACTATCTTCATCATCAGTTGTACTTGTGTCATCTCCAACGAATAGAATAGTACACTCTTTGTCTTTGATATATTGTTAGCGAAATTCATAGCCAATGTGGACTTACCCATACTTGGTCTACCTGCTATTACAGTTAGAGTTCCATTCCTTAGACCATTGAGTAGTTTATCAATGGATTTAAAACCAGTTGATAGCCCAGCACCACTCTCTTTGATGTCATCAATGTAGTCTATTGTCTTGGATACAATCTGTTTCATACCATCTTCATGGGTATCAGCCAAGTCAGATTGAAGTTTCTGAATTTTATCCACACTCTTTTGATAGTTGTTATAAGAAATGTTTTCTTTTAAATCTTCTATCTCATTGGTGATTCTTCTAGTACGAATGTGCTTGGCATAAACATCTATGTTCTCCACAGATGGGCAGTTGTCTGCCAGTGTTGAAAGGTAGGGAAAGGAAAAGTCATTTGCTGCACCTATCTTTCGTTCTATCCAATCTCTAGTGGTAAGTATATCTATCTGTTCTTTCTCTTTAAACATACTTACTAGGAATTCATAGCACTTACCTAACTTCTTATCAGAGAAGTCAGAAGAGATTAGACCAGTTGCCCTTACTCTGGGGATAACAGGATTGATTAGTAAGCCACCTACAACTGATTGTTCAGCATCAATAGAGTTCATTTAAATTTCTCCATATTTCTTTTGCTATTTAGATATTTACTATCCTTGGGAATATGAGGAATACCTAATTTAAATCTTAAATCTAAATACGGCATGAAGATATATTTTAAATATAAATACATAAGAAAAACCTTAATTGATTTATTGCCTTTTTCTATTTCTAGTTTCATTTACCACCACCCATCTTCTTTAATGCTAGGTTCATCATCTTTCTGCCAACGCGTTCTTCATTAGTAGTAGGTCTTTGATAACCTCTTGGTCTACCTTGTTCATTATTGGTTCTTCGTATTGGCATAAAGACTTTCTTTGGCGAGGTGTATTTCAACAATCTCCCTCTTGTTGTTGAAGTAGTAAACCGCATTTTATGTTTATAGTTTAACTTTCTTTGTGCTTCTTCAACTGTCCACTTACTTCCATCATCTAATGTGAACACCCGAACCCACCTACTCTTAGATGGATTCAAGATGTACTCATCACTCTCCTTTGCTTTTGAAGGATAAGGTGGAGTCTTTACCATGGCAAATCCTCATCATCTTCAGCGACTTTAAACTCTGATGTTGGTTCAACTACTCCATCTTTAGGTTTGAAACTAAAGGTCAAAGCAGGTGCTTTTGGGTTAGCATCTTT